CACCATCTTGTGTCATTGATCTACCAATAACAGAACCAGTTTGGAAATACATATTCAATGCTTCTTGTGGATTATAATTTGTTCCATTACCTAAATCAATTTCAGCCAAACCATCAGCATCTAAATAAACACCATCTGGAACTAATCTAGAAAGTACTTGTTGTAATTTTAAATGTGTTATTTGAATCATGTCAGCAAATGTAGTCATTCTACTAACCAAAGATTCAGCTTTACCTTTATACATTCTTGGAGCTACAATATTATAACTCATTTGAACTTTTGTAATATCTGACTTGGGTCTTGTCATATTTACAGCTTTGTTCCATTTCAATAATTTATCCCTGCCTACAATTTTTACACCTTCATATAAACATTCTATTGATCTATGAACTTTTTCAAATCTTGCTCTTGCATCTTTAGGTGGATTAAATTCATCTGTTTTTTCAATTGCTTTTTCAGCACCTGACGCAGTTTGTTTTATTTTGTAAACTTGATTTTCAAATGTTTTATATTCAAAATATAATACATCAACATAATCTTTATCATTATCTTCAATTTTTTGGCTGTAATTATATAGTTTAGAATTATTTGCACCAGTATCTTGTATTTCTTTTATATCTTCGTTAGTTAAATGTGGAAATTGCTTTTTTAATTCAACAATATTTATTTTTTTAACTTCACCAACATAATATAAATCATCAAAATAAGGTGAATCTGTATATGAATAAACAATATCAGCAGGATCTACATATTCTAATTTTATACCTTCTGCGGTATTAAAACTATTTTTAACACAAGCAATACCTAATACAACTATATCATAATCTAATCTTTTCTTTAATAAATGATATTTATTTAAATCTAATATATTATTTATAGCTTGTTCTTCAGCGATTTCTATAGCTTGTTTGTAATCAAGCTGCATATGTAGTTCTAATTCTTGGTTATTAGCTGGTAAATCATTTTGGTCATTTTTAAAAGCTGGAACACCCAATTGTTGTTCAATATTAGAAAAAATTTGTTTATTTTGCATTTCTACCAGCATGTCATTTACATAGTTAGTTCTTTCTTTACTACTAGCTTCATCTACAGAATAACATTTAACATCATATAGTCTTTCTCCAATACCATTAACTACTATATCAACAAACTTAGGTATAATAGGTACTGGTTTCCAATCTAAGTTAAGATATGATAAATCACCGTTAATTGATAATTCATCTTTATATTTTTGAATAGTTTGTTCTCCTCTTGCGTATAATTTTAATCTATGAAAGTTATCTCTATTTGAAAAATAACGTGTATTTCCAGCATCTTTTTTAAACCATTCCGACTCTATAGCTTTACCAACTTGTAAGCCATAGCTAGGGTCTGCTTTCTCAATATCGCTTAATGCTTGACTTGGAAAAATACCTTTAACATCGTATTTCATTTATTGTATTATTTTTGAAATGTTTCCTTTATTGTTGTATTTAGCAAAGCTAAAATTTACTTCTTTTTTTAATTGCCTTTGTGCATTTGGGGCATATTTATTTTTATTACATGCCATTATCGCCAGTCCAGAACTTATCGCAGCATCGAATTTAGTTCTTTTATTTATATCAAACTTTGCCCAATCATTTAAAGTTTTATTAAAATACATATCACCATAGGTGCCGTCGTGTTTTAAACCAACATAGGTATTTATGTAACTTTCAATTGCCGCGGCATGTGCTTGCCTTATATCTTCACTTGAGTTTGGTATACCACCTATTTCTTTTTCTGTAACAGATAGTTTATTCCAAAGTTTATCAGGTCTATTCATTGAATATCCTCTATATCCTCTTCTTTTTAAATAATATAATAATCTTGGTTTATTATTTTCTGCAAGTAAAGGCATACCGTAAAAGTGTAAAGCCATTAATATATCTTCAAAAAATATTTCAGCTGTTTGCGGCCTAGCTATATATTCTAAAAAAAACATATTAGCAGGAACATCTTCCATACTAAATTTTGTGAGACCGTGTAAAGATCCTTTAGATCCTTTACCATCTGTTGTACCGGATATATCATAACTATCACAACCAAAAGCTCCAATATGATCATTAGCGGGATATTTAATACCATTTTTAAATATTATTTTATTTTGTAAATGTTTTTCTGGTACCCAACTAACATTAAATCTACCATTTGGGTTTGGTGTAAACTCTACTTTCGAGTCTTGCACCCCATTTTTCCACGAAAAGCTGCCACAAGTGACAAGAGCGCTGTATCTACTTTCTTCATTGTAGTCAATCTGTTCGTAAATCTTAGCAAGATTAAATATGCTATTGCGAGTTTCATCTCTGAAAGCATGTTCTTCAGTCCTCGGAAATTGTCTATAAAATTCATTTAAACCGTCTTGATCTCCTTTTAAACCTTCAACTTCATTCTCCCAGTGTTCGATAACGCCGACGTCAATATATTGCCCGTAACTGTCTTTAACTGGCTCTTCGGGAGTGTTGAATACAGGTAATCCATAAGAATCAATGAATCCTTCGAAGTTCCATTCCATAGGTATGAACAAACTATATAATCCTGAGCGAGTCTGTCCATTGCGGTTTCTTTTTGTAACATCTGAATCATTATATAGTTTTTTAAAGTTTTCACCACCTTTATCAAGTGAGTTACTTGTTGAACCCATCATACATTTACCTATAACTCGGGATCCTAACCTTAATGTAGTTTTAGTTACACGCCAGTTATTTAAGATGTTTTCTGGTCTTTCCCATTTGCCGGCCTCATCATGTACAAGTAACGCAAGCTTTTCACCATCGTAACTATTGTCACCAGTATTTTTCCAATCAATCGTAGTATCAAGTCCAGCCAGTTCTTCGGTTTTTTCATTTACAATTATTTTACGTCTAGTAAATTTACTTGCTGGTACCCTATATGCAAGCTCGGTTTTAGGTCTATCCATTCCGTCTTGTATTGGTTTAAAAAAGAATGGGTAGTTAACAGATATTGGCACGACTTTATCTGTAAACATTTTTTTGGCATCAGCACCTGATTTTGAAAGTATACCATATCTAGAGTCTGAAGAGATGGTAGCTTGGTTAACAGTCTCTGATGATGCCATGAATGAAAAGCCACTCCGTCTATTTTTGAGGTAGCACATTCCATAACATCTGTTGTCTGCTTTGCAAGCTTCCCAAAATATAAAGAATAATCTGTTTGCTTCTCTAAACTCTGGCTTCCCAACATCAATCTTGGTCCACTGCAAGTACATATAATGAGCCCCAGTAATATAAGTGGGATTACCTTTATTGTAAAACCAATAGCCTTCATCGCGCTTAGTAAATTCTTTATCAATATAACCATGCCACTTATTTTTAAAGTCTGTTGGTAAGTCTTTCCAATCAAATATTGTTTTTAATTTTGATAATTCTTTTGGATATTCGTGCACCTCCCATTTATTATTTTCTTTCTTAATATTTTTAGGTGCAGGTGGTAATGCTATCCGTAAATTTTGGATTTGATATATTTCACCAATTTGACCAGTTTTTGATATAACGATAATATCATTTTCTTTATTGTAGCCATAGTTCCATTTTTTTGATTTATTAAGCCTTTTAATAGTATTAATTTTTACAGGCTCTATAATATTATACAATGATTGAGTATACATTACTTAGATCTTCTTTCAGCAAAACCTTTAAAAGTATTTTCTTTTTCTTGTATTGTTGTGCCTTCTATTAGTGCTTTTTCTTGCTCAATACGATTAAGTATTTCAAAAGCATCAAATATAGCCAGCTTTTTTGTAGCTGCTGCATTTTTTAATCTATCTGCTGCAACATCTTCTTCAGAATCTACAATAGGCTCTTTTGCAACTTTAATTAATTCATCAACTGCCTTTTGCCCAGCTTGGATTATATTCTTTTTCGTTTCCTTGACGTTCATACTTAATTGTTATAAATTTACTTAATATTCTGTATAATCTTTCGCCATCAACAATAAATTCATATTCGCTGCCAGGCTTGAATCCAACTAAATCTTCTATTTTAATACCATCAAGGTTTTTACTTATATGCTTTACAATTCCTCTGTAAGGAACTTCTTTGTCATTTGATAATATATTATTAGATACAATTGGTTTAACAAAACAATATTCTTTAGGGGCATGCCATTTATTATTTCTTTTATATAAAAATATTTGATCTGGATATACAAAATATTTATCTTCTTTATAAAAACTTTTTGTATTTACTTCTTTGCCCTTTTGATTATACCATCTTCTAAAAACATTATGATGGACAATAACTTCATCATTAACTTTTATATTTGTATTATTTTGCTTAGGCACTGCCGTCACTATTCCGGTACGACTTATATATCGATGATCTGAAATTTCTGTATTTAAAAGCAATTCTAAATCACCAATATATTTTTTATTGTCGTATCTTTCTTTTTTTGGCTTAACTATAAAGTTATATAAACTTTGCATTAATATTCTAAGTTATATTCAACAGCTATAGCCATATTTTTATTAAAATCTTTCCAAGGTAAAACTTCTTTACCTTTTTTAATATAAATAGAAAATTTATCACTTTCTTCAACTATTGAATCTATTGTGTGTCCGCCATATACATCTTGACCTACTGAATAGTGCATAGCGTCGTTTTTATAGTCTCTACCTATACTAATTTTTCTTACTAAGGATGCCATTACACTTCTAACTTTGATTCAAATTTTCCAGTTTGCATATTTATTTTTACATCGCCATATTTTTCTTTCAATTCGTTTTGAAATATAGAAAAATCACTCTGAACATCGTGTAAAGCGTGCATAACAGCATGCTTTTCCATTTCAAGCTGGCCTATTCTGGAGGTTGCACTATTTATTTTTTTAACAAAATCTTGTATTTGCTCTAATTCGTTTTTAGTAACTTTTTTCGCCATAATATTAAATTAAATTATTTTTTATCTGCGAGAAACCAGTCTTTGTAAGTTTCTCTTTTTTTACATATGTAATTAAAATACAAATCAACTTTTTCTTTCCAATTTATATCTATTTCAGGATTGATAATACCTGATTTATAGTTTGAAAAAGTTTTATTAATATATTCTTTAGCATTCCATTGGTTTGCTAATAAATGATTATTTATACAATAGAATGAACCTCTTTGTATATTATTCCAAACATCAATAGGTTCTGTTTTTTTACCCGCTACTATACCATATATACAACTTTCGCTTATATGTGTTGTATATACTCCATTTGCTTTTTGCAAATAGTAGTACATATTTATATCTCTAGGTAATATGTTTTCTTCACCAAAAAAATCTTTTAATTCACCAATAATTTGGTGCGTTGTGATAGGATGAGGTTTAAAATAAACATTATCACCATGCTTTCTTGATATATATTTTAATCTATTCAAGCACACGTTTTCACGTACTTTATTAGATCCAGGCAAAACAACTATATAATCTTTTGAAGGATATTTGTCGTATTCTTCTTTTCTATCCTGATACTTATTTGCGTTATTATCTACAATTCTACTTATAAGCCATGAAGAATAATCAACGATTTCAGAGCTACTAGGTGCAGCTGCATCTATCATTTGTTCATTTCTTATTTTAAAATTTAAAGGTTGTAAATAAAAGCATCCAGCATATTCAGTGTATGCCATTGTTTTAAAATACGGCATTTCTTCAGCCAAAACATCATAACTATGCTCAAGACCGTGTTCTCCGCACTTTCTAATTACATAACCTTCAACTGCCTCAAGATCATATAATCCTTTTGATTTTTTTAACGGACCTATTCTTTTATCTAGTTCCGTTTTATTAAACATTTCCATAAAATTAAATTTAAATTTGCATATTATATTTATTACATGCTTTTATACAATACTAATATAATTATCTACCGTCGCCAAATGAATGACCACCCAATTGTCCAAAAGCACCACCGCCCCAAAAACTAGTAGTTGTTGAAAAAACTGTAACTGTTGTAGTACTAGTATTAAATACAGTTGTAGTACTAGTATTAAATGTTGTTGAAAAAGTTGTACTCGTTTCTTGTTGTGTAGGCAATTGTTCTTCTCCAATAGATGTACTTCTAGACTCTTGAAATGTCGTTGTTGTTGTATATACTGTAGTTGTAGTATAAACCGTAGTTGTACTAGTATTATACGTTGTTGTTGTATTTCTATTAGTTGAAAAAGTTGTTGTGTATACAGTGTTAGTTGCAGTACTTGTGTTAAATGTTGTTGTTGTTGTAGTACTTGTATTAAATGTTGTTGATGTTGTATATACAGTATTAGTTGTATACGCAGTAGTTGTTGTTGTGCTGGTATTAAATGTTGTAGTAGTTGATTTACTAGTTGCTGTAGAAGTATTAAATACAGTTACTGTAGCTGTACTAGTATTAAACGTGGTAGTAGTTGATCTAGTGGTATTAAATGTAGTAGTAGTTGATTTGCTTGTGGTGTAAGCAGTAGTTGTATTAAATACAGTTACAGTACTAGTATTAAATACCGTAGTAGTAGATGTACTTGTATTATAAACAGTATTAGTTGTATATGTGGTTGTGGTGTTTCTACTTTCCGTAGTGTTTCTGCTAGTTGCAAAAGTTGTTGTAGTACTTTTACTTGTTAACCTACTGGTATTAAAAGTAGTGGTAGTAGTCGTTGATGTATTAAATACAGTTGTAGTACTTTTACTAGTATTAAAAGTCGTAGTAGTACTTTTACTTGTTATAGTTGAAGTATTGAATACAGTTGTAGTTGCGGTACTAGTATTAAATACCGTATTAGTCGTGTATGTTGTTGTTGTAGACCTTTGTTCAATTGTATTTCGACTAGTATTAAAAGTGGTCGTGGTACTTTTACTTGTTATTGTAGATGTATTAAAGGTTGTTGTGGTCGCTGTACTCGTATTAAATACCGTATTAGTTGTATACACAGTTGTTGTGCTCCTAGATTCTGTAGTATTTCGGCTTGTAGCAAATGTTGTTGTAGTAGATCTAGTTGTAGCAAAAGTTGTTGTTGTTGATCTACTAGTGCTTCTACTTGTATTAAACGTTGTAGTGGTATTAAATGTTGTAGTAGTATTTTTACTAGTAAGCCTACTTGTATTAAAATAACTTGTGTATGTAGTTGTTCTACTTGTATTAAATACTGTACTTGTTGATTTTGATGTAGCTGTATTTCTGCTTTCACCAGTGCTTCTTGATGTATTATAAGTTGTTGAGGTAGTATAAGTAGTCGTAGTATTATAAGCTGTAGTAGTATTTCTTGATGTGCCTGTATTTCTACTTTCAGCAGTACTTTTACTAGTATTATACGTAGTAGTAGTATTATACGCCGTCGTCGTACTTCTACTTTCAGCAGTTAGATTGCTGGTAGCGAATGTTGTTGATGTACTTCTACTAGTATTTGGCATTTTAATTTAATGTTTCTCCTGATATAGGAATTATTATTTTACCTCCGCTTTTTAAATTATTACTATAATTATTTAATAATTTTGTTTTGTGATCTTGTGTTATATCGCTCGGCATAGCCCATAAATCACATATTATAATATTATATTGTTTTGATGTATTATATGTCCATTCATCATGCTGTATAACATTGATATTACTATCTATCCAATTAACATGATCTATTATTTCTTGATCTGCTTCTATTAAGTCTAAGGAATCTACAGACTTATTTTTATAAATATAATCAGGTGTTTTACCTAAATATAAACCTAAATACAATATATCTGACCATGCTAACCCATTATACTGAGCTGCTGTTACATCCCAGCCACAACAGTCAGCTCCATCTCCAGCAAAGTTTTTTGCAGGTATTTCATGATTAAACTTACAATGTAAAACATCCTCTATATATTTAAACCTAGAAATAGTATAGTCTTCCATATCTTGGTTTTTTCTAGTAAGCTTTTCTATTACAAAATTTGTACCGGTATGTGCGACTATATTGTCTTCGTTAAAATAAACTCCCATATTATTCAGCTATTTGTTTAAATTCTACATCTATTTCATCACACCAATTATAATTTACATATTTAAGTCCTTTCCAGTCTACCACTGCTTTTTCAATATGTTCAACTTCATCAGCCATAACTCCTTGCATTAATCCCTTACCATATTTTTCATCTTTAAATCTAAATGAATATATATTTAATCCATTTGGCGATACACCTATTAATTTAATATCTTTCTTTAATGATCTATCTGAAAAACCTCCACCACAACTACTTAATGATGATACAGAACCTGCTGATCCAGTAATAGTATATATTGTATCTGGTCCAAATCCACTTGCTGTTTGGAAACCTCTATGTCCAGCACCTAGTGGGAAACTTGTATTATTAAGAGCATATACATTTGAACCTACTTGAGGACCACCGTTTTGTGGATTAGTTGTATAATAAGTATCTGTTAACATTTCAAAACATACAAAACTAAAACTAGCAGATTGTGTAGAACTAAAGCCTGTTAATGATGCCGCTGTAGAATATACAGTTGTTGTATTCTTACTTGTGTTATACGTTGTTGTAGTTGCATATGCTGTTGTTGTACTTCTGCTCTCACCTGTACTCTTACTAGTATTATAAGTGGTAGTTGTATTATAGGTTGTAGTTGTATTAAACGCCGTACTAGTGGTTTTTGAAGTTCCAGTAGATCTACTTTCAGATGTATTTCTAGATGTATTAAATGTCGTAGTAGTGTTATAAGCAGTTACAGTATTAAAAGTTGTAGTTGTATTCCTACTAGTTGCAAAAGTAGTTGACCTAGATGTAATAATACTTGTTTGGAATGTTGTTGTATAAGTTGTTGAAGTAGACTTACTAGTGCTGGTACTTCTACTTGTAGCAAATGTTGTTGTATAAGTTGTTGTTGTCGTTGTAGAAGTATTAAATGTTGTTGTTGTAGATTTAGATGTATTAAATACTGTACTTGTTGTATAAGTCGTAGTTGTTGATCTAGACTCAGTTGTGTTTTTGTTTGTACTAAACGTTGTAGTTGTACTTCTTGACGTAGCAAATGTCGTTGTATATGCTGTCGTTGTTGATTTACTTGTATTATAAGTTGTACTTGTAGTATATGTAGTTGTTGTACTTCTAGACTCTGTTGTGTTCCTATTTGTAGAAAATGTTGTAGTGGTATTTTTACTTGTAGAGAATGTAGTCGTATAAGCAGTAGTTGTTGATCTACTTGTAGAAAATGTAGTAGTCGTACTTCTGCTTGTGCCAAAAGTAGTGGTTGTGCTTCTTGATGTACTAAATGTTGTTGTATATTCAGTTGTTGTAGCTGTGCTAGTATTGAATGTAGTACTTGTGGTGTAAGTTGTAGTAGTACTTCTCGATTCAGTAGTATTTTTATTTGTAGAAAATGTAGTTGTAGTATTCTTAGATGTTGATATAGTGGTAGTTCTGCTCGTTGAAGTAGCTGTACTCGTATTATATGTAGTTGTAGTCGACTTAGAAGTAGCAAAAGTCGTAGTAGTATCTCTTGTTGTTGAAAATGTTGTAGTTGTAGATATACTTGTTGGCACTGTTGTTCCAAAACTAGTGGTTGTTGATCTACTAGTTGCAAACGTGGTAGTTGTTGACCTGCTTTCTGTAGTGTTTCTGCTTTCTGTAGTATTTTTACTAGTTGCAAATGTGGTAGTAGTACTCCTTGTTGTTGCAAACGTAGTATTAGTACTTTTAGTAGTTATTGTACTTGTGTTAAATACTGTTGATGTAGACTTACTTGTACTAATGGTAGTTATTCTTTGTTCTTGTGTATTTCTGCTTTCGGTTGTAGTTGTAGAAGTATTATATATTGTAATAGTACCTGGAACATATTCAGTTATAGTAGTTCTTGTAGTATTTTTACTAGTACTAAATGTTGTAGTTTTACTTGTACTCTTTGTAGTAGTTGTGCTTCTTGTCGTGCTTGTACCCCAAGTGTCTATTTTAAATCCAAGAAAGTTTCTCATTCTACTAATTTTTAAGCTTCAAATCCACCTACATAATTTATCAACGCATAAGGGTTACTATCTACATTTCTACCAAATATAGTAAAAGTTATTACAGCAATATGGCCGTTATCTGTATTGAAAGAAGGATTACCGCCACCTGGTGTCATTATAGAACCTACAATAGGTGTTGTACTATGAAAACTTAAGCTACTTGCATCAGCAGGGTTTTGTAAAATTATAGTACCACTCATACCTATACTTCTAGTTTCAAGTGGGTCGTGTGATCCATCGTAATCAAATTCAATTTGTACGTTAGCTACGTTAGGAACAGCACAATCATATACATTAGCACCTCTATCAAGATTAATCAAAAGCTTATTGCCACTGCTGGCACTAACATTTACAATATTATCTTTGTGCCCATGCGTTTTTATTTCATTATAAAAATTTATGCTATTTTTTGCCATGTAAATATATTTAAATAAACACTAACGGCACCGAAGTGCCGCTGTATTTTAATTGTTATGAATAAGCTACTGGACCAGCGGTTGATCCGTGAATTGAAGTAATTAAAACTTCCACATCATTTGAAGGAGCAGCTGAAAAACTAATTTTAACATATCTTGTTGATGCGCTATCTGATTTATCTGTTCTTGCCACATCAGCAAAGATTGTTTCTTTTGTACTAGAATCAAATAATTGAACAATTACATCTTCAGTACCTAAGTTATGGTCTATTTCAGCATATAAATTAGAAGTAAATGTACCGTTAGAGACATCTATCGTAGCATGTACAGATTTAGCAGCTAAAGTATCACATGTTACAACTCTACCCGTATCAGTACCTGTTTGAACCTCTGCTTTTGTCGCTAATTCAACAGTACCTACATTATCATCAGTAGCTTGTTCAGCAGTAATAGTTGCGGTACCAGAAGAATAAGTGACATCAATACCATCACCTTCAGCAATTATTACTACACCTTTATTAGAAGCAGTTGAATCCTCAGCCGAAACAGTTGCAGTACCGGAAGAGTAACTAACATCTATACCTTCACCTGCACCAACTATTACAATACCTTTGTTAGAAGCCGTTGAGTCTTCAGCAGAAATAGTAACTGTATTGGCAG